TAAACCCAGGACGATTGGTTCATCTTTGATGCCTACCGTCTCGTGCGCTTCAGCCTTGCGGCCTCAGCACGTAGCCGTAGCCCCCGACTGCGTTAACAAACGGGGACCCTCCGGTAACTCCGCCAGCGGTTCGGAGGTTAAACGGTGTGTCGAGTGTTCTCGTTTCACTCGGGACACTAAGGAGACGATCCGAAATGGCCTAACAGTTATTCGGGTTCGTTATGGCTTGCCATATTGCGAACTTCCGGACTGTGAGCCATCTCAACTCGGACGTTTCCATTCTTTTCTTCTGGGACAGGGTAAGGAGCGGACCTCTGTCCCCTTCCCAAGGCGCCAGCGCCCTGGGGAAAATGGTCTTTGTTGGTTACAAAGACTAAGGCGTCATGAACGCTGGGAGCTTGCTCTCAGCGTAGCTAGTATAAAGCGCAACCTGCCAACGGGTTGTGTACGCCATACTCCGTCAGCACGTTCTCAGTGGGAGGAAAACGTGTTCTCTCTACCCCCCCCTTTATCCGACGGCTATCTTACTTTCGTTAAGTCGGAAGTTAGCCGTATCTTCCGTCCCGGTTGGGATAAGGATTATGCTACTTTCGTCGGTAGTCATCTTCCTAACCCTTCCGCTCGAGAACCGAGAGGTTCTCGTGCTGACATTCTTATGTCAGGGAGACGTGGAGATTTTCTTACCGCTGTGTCCTCCGAAGGTGACTTACCATCAGTCTTCGGCGCGCGGTACAAAGAAGTTGCTTCCGCCGGGAAGTGTCGACCTCTTGTCATTTTTGATGAGTCGATCGATCTTCTCGGTCCTTTGCATAAGCTTATGTATTCCCACTTACGTAAGCAGGAGTGGCTTCTTTGCGGTCCTCCGACCGAGAAACGGATCTCATCTGTCTGTCGTGGAGCAGTCCAGACCTCCGTCGATCTGGTCTCCGCAACTGACGGCCTCAGTCACTCTGTGGCTGAGTGCATCCTCGACGCGGTGTTCTTTACCTCTGTGAAGATCCCTCGTAGCCTTAGGGCTCTTGCTAAGGCCTCTTTGTCGCCCCTTGTTGAGCGGGCTAACGGGGAGCGTATGAGGATCCGGCACGGACAGATGATGGGTTCCTACCTTTCCTTCCCCCTCCTTTGTTTACAGTCATACTGTGCTGCCCGTTGGGCGGCACGGTTTGACCCACAGGCGACATTCCTCGTGAATGGGGACGACACTGTCGTCTCGGCGTCACGAGGTATCAGTGCACAGGAGTATCCCTTGGGATTCAGGCTAAACACTGATAAGACAATTGTTGCCAGGGACATAGTTGAGCTTAACTCGACTGTGTTCTTAAGGAGAGGAGGCAGATGGCGTGAGGTGCACCATCTGCGGAGAGGTGGGGCTCCTACGACTTATCCAGGGATGATGCACATGGTCTCTGCCTGTGGATCTAGGCCCTGTTGGAAGGACGCCTTTGTGCGTTCTAGGATAGGTCGTAGGTGGGGGTTCCTTCCCTCGCAAATAGGTTTTAGAACCTATCCCTCATTTAAGAGAGAGAGGGTCATGCTATTGAGACGGATTCCGACAGTTCTACCAACTGCCCCGTCGGCCTCTGATAGCAGATTGCGTTGCATCCGTGGTAGGGATGCGACTGCCGTTGAAGCCGAATTGCTCCGGAGCTTCTTGTGGGAGAACGGCAGAGGGAAGGCTTGTAAGAGGGATGTATGGTCACCGACCTGCGGTTCCATACGTCGGACATATGCATATCGGGGCTTTGCCCCTTTATGGTCGAAGTTCAGTTTTGTCGGCTGGGCTCGGCAGCCGGTGAGCAGGGTATCTGCTCCTGTATTCTTTCTCCCTGAGAATTGTAATACAGAGGAAGAAGAGAATGGACTCGCTGCGTTGGATCTCTGGCGTCGAGCCTTTGATTCGCTGGTCAGTGAGTGAAGAGTTGACGGTCCCCACCGTCTCTGGTTCGGTCGGTTACACAGACTTTGAGCTCTTGCTTGATGTCAACGTCACATGGGCCCGCTTAGGTCGCGGCTGGCGTCATTGCCGGCGACGTCTGCGGTGGTCTCGTAGGAGACTCCTTGTCCTTTCTCGGACACCCATCACGGGTCAACTGTCTCAACAGTCTTTGGCACGGTGTGCACCGTGTTGACCTTTGGCGAAAATCAACAGCCAGTTAAAGCCTGGCCGAGGCGCGTTGAAAGAGTG